GCATACTGGCGTAAGGCTAATGCAATTCACGGGTGGATTATCAACAATAGTGGAGCAGTAGATAACTGTACGCCTATACATCTAACCAAGCAAGACCTTGTTCAATTGCGAGACGACTGTCAAAAAGTATTAGATGAAGGCACAGTAGAAACAGCAATGGAACTACTGCCACCAACATCAGGATTCTTTTTTGGTAGTGACACAATAGACGAATGGTACTGGGAAGACATCAAAGATACCATTGAAAAACTAAACACAGCACTAGAACAAAGCGTTGATGACGCTATGTTTGAGTATCAAGCAAGTTGGTAAGGAGGTATACAAATGACTGAGCCGCAACTAGATGATGACATAGCACTAGGTAAAGATGACGAGTGTGCTGATTGCAATGAACACATGAGTCAGTGCACATGCACTGAGCCTGACCGTATGTATGGAGACGAAGACTAGGAGATAGTCATGAAGCAAATAAGAAAATGGTTGGCTATCGGTGGCACTATGATGCTGACAGCAACAACACTGTTAGGTCTGCCATTTAAATACTACTCGCAACATGTTAACGACCTATGTTATAACGAACAAAAACTACCAAAGATATGGACACCGTACGCTGCCAAGATGTACGCTATTTCATACATGAAGATGTGGTTCCCCGAGTGGAACCGCAGCGAGCACAAAGCACTGATGAAACTATGGGGTAAAGAGTCAGCATGGAAACATGATGCGGATAACCCTGAGTCAACAGCCTATGGCATAGCACAAGTACTTAATACCAAGCCTGGTACCCCAGCCCCGCAACAAGTTGCGCGGGGGCTGGAGTATATCGTTCATCGGTATGACAAGCCGTCAGTTGCATGGTCCCATTGGAGGAAGCATGGCTGGTACTGAAACATATGATGTATGCATAGTCTTTACTGTCTATGCAGAAGATGATGACACAGCATTGGATGTAGTCAGAGATGGCTTGCCAAGAAGTACATACCCTATGGAATGGGCATGGATATACACAACACAAACAAACAAGGGAGAAGCAAGTGAATAAAACAATAATCAAAACAAGGATAGAAGAAATCAAAGAACAGTCTACTCAAGATGAGAACGGACAGTTTGAAATAGGTACACCTGAACAACAGCATGCTGCTAAATTAGTAGAAGAGTTCTATGAAAACTTTGAATTGGCTAAAGACATGGATGAAAATACCTTGGCTTTAACAACAGCCGCTGTTATACTAGCACTTAAAGATATTCAAGTGCGTGATTATGCAATGGGGTTTATGAATCCTAAAGAAGATAAGGCTACATCTTTCTTTAAGTTCTTAGCAGATAGTGCACCTCATAAGTACAGTGCTGCACCTACTACATTGCTTGCTCTTACATACTATGAGAAGCATGAAGATGGTAAAGCAAGCGAAGTACTAAGACCAATAGCAGCACAAGGTTATCCATTAGCAATGCTATTAAACCGAGTGTTTCAAAGTAATTGGCCAGTTGATGCATTCAATAGCATGCGTCAAGAACTACACCCTAAAGTAACAGCAGGAATTTTTGGAGAATCAAATGACAGTAGCAAGTAAGCATCGTTCAGCATGGGTACGTGGTGGCACTGCAGTAGAGGCTACCTCCGCTGCAAGTGCAGCCACACAAGCAGGACTTAACTGGACTGTACGCACAGGTGAACTACAAGCAGTAAGTACACCGCTATCTATTGACGAACATGGTGTAACACCAGCCACATACATAGATGTACCAAAGAAGCAGGCTATTATCCGTGACGATAACAACTCAGTCATTGGTATTGTTGGTACTAAGTACAAGGTAGTACAAAACATGGAAGTCTTTAACGCATTAGACACACTGGTAGATGCAGGTGATGCACGCTATGCAGCAGCAGGTGAGTTCAATGGTGGCTCTAACATCTGGATGGTACTTGAGTTACCTCGTGGTATCTCAGTAGCAAATGACCCACATGCTGCGTTCTTATTAGTTAAGACATCACATGATGGCTCATCATCTGTTGTTATCAAGCCCATCATTGAGCGTTTGTTCTGTGCTAATCAAGTCAACGGTTTGATTAGTAACTACAAGCAAAAGTACAATGAGTACACATATCGCATGACACATAGCACTAACCAAGAGTTATCTATTGCTGACATTCGTAACATTACTAACCTGACATATCAGGCTATAGATGACTACGAGTTGACAGCCAACCGCTTACTTGACATTGACTTCTCACGTGAGCAAGCAGTAAACTTCTTTAAGAAAGTATGGGCGTTACCTTCTAAGGTAGAAGATACCCCTTACAGTTTACTTACACGTGGTGAGCGCAAGCAACAGACTATTGCTAAAGATGCACGCGCTAAAGCGTGGGCTATCTACTCAGAGTCAGAAACTCAAGAAAACATCAGAGGCACAGCCTTTGGTGCATGGCATGCAGTGGTAGAATTTGCTGACCACTATGCAACGGGCGGCGCTGAACGATTGGCAGCCGCCACCCTAAGCGGACGCAATGACAAGGTAAAGACTAAGGCTTTATCTTTGTTAGTATAATATTCTGTATGCATGCTGCCCCTGCAGCAATGGTGCAGAAGAAGGTAAGTCTAGATGGTTAAATCCTTCTCTGGAAAAGACTGTATTGTGGGACCTGTCGCGCAGCACAAGCCTTCAACACCTGAGTATGTGTGTAAACTACTCATCCAAACAACGAGAGGAACATAGCAACACATGAACACAATCCAAATCACAACAGCAGATGGCACAGTAAACTATACTGAGTCAGAAGTATTGCGCTTTATAGAGAAAGCAAAAGAAATAGATGCAGCACAACAAATTGCAGACGAACAACGTGCCGAAAAAGTTAGTAATCGTCATAAAGTCCGTGACTTCTTTAGTGAAGTTGAATGGCAAGACGGTGAGTACACATTCACAAAGTCAGATGTCAATGAGTTACTTGATTCCATTGGAGCCAATCGACTTACAACAAGATACAATGCTAACTACACAATCACTGGTACTTTCACAATAGAATGTGAAGATGAAGATGATGCAGAGACTATCTTTACAGATAATGTTTCAGTTGATTTCTATGATGGTGAGATTGATGTTGACCAAATTGAAGTAACAGATATTGAGGTTGCTGAATAGTGGCAGAGTACGTACCTTATAAACCATACAAAGGTACGGCTGGATGGTCAGGCACTGATACATCCAAGGCTCGTGCTGTACTTAATAGTGTGTCAGGACAAGAAGCAAACAACCAGGCTAGAGCATTATCATATTTAAAACTAGCAGGTGTACAAGGCATGACTTGGAAAGAGTTAGCCGAAGGTACAGGCTGGCATCACGGCACTGCTAGTGGTGTGTTGTCAGTACTGCACCAGTCAGGTGCTATAGTGCGTGCTATTAAAGCACGCAACAGATGCAAGATATATGTGCATCAGAATTACAAAGACCAAGTAATACATGAAGTATATAAGAAGCGAGAAAAACTTTGTCCGCACTGCGGCAATGACATCAACGCATAGCCGTCACCTATGCTAAGATGAGTGGGTTGGGGTGGCAGGGTTTCGGTTCTCTCCTTGTTCCTGCTCCCCGACCTATTAACAAGGGAGAAGTATGTCAGAAGTAGAAGTTCCGAGAGACCGTTACGGTAGACCTATGGTTGTTCCGCCTAAAGGTGGTAAGCCAATTGCATATACACGTACTACTACAGTTGCAGGTTCATTAGATGATGGCACTGCATTAGTAGCATGGAAGTTACGCATGGCTGCAGCAGGATTAACACTGCGCTCTGACCTATTGCTAGCAGCATCAGCAAATAGAGATAACAAGTTAGAGATGGATAAGTTAGTCGAAGATGCAATGGAAGCAGCAGGTGCTACAGCACAGGCTAACATTGGTACTGCCATACATACACTGACAGAAAAGTATGACCGAGGTGAAGACCTCGGAGTAATACCCGATGAGTATGTAGCAGACATACAAGCATATGCAGATGCAACAAAAAAGTTTAAGAATGTATTCATTGAACAGTTCTGCGTGCTAGACAAGTACAAGATTGCGGGTACACCTGACCGTGTAGTTGAATACAACGGCGAGTTGTATATCTCTGACTTAAAAACTGGTAGTATTGCCTACCCAAATAAAATTGCCATGCAGTTAGCAGTGTATGCACACGGCTTGCCGTATGACCCCGCCACGGCAACCCGTGGTTCTTGGGGTGGTGTCAACCAAGAAAAAGGAATCATTGTCCACCTGCCAGCAGGTAGTGGTAAATGTGAACTACATTTTGTTGACATCAAACAAGGCTGGAAAGGTATAGAGTTAGCAATGAAAGTTCGTACCTTTAGAGATACAAAAAAATCCCTAGTAACACCTATTCAAGGAGAATAAATGCCAAGTGCAGAAGCACCTATCAGCATCAATCTAAAGACAGCAGCAGGTACACAGATAACTCTGCGTGCAGAAACACCTGATGAGTTCACCTCATTAACCTCTCATATATTCCAGATTGTAGAAGCAGTCGGAGAAGTAGAGTCAGCAGTACGCGGTAGTAATGCAGCAGTACCACCTAACCCACAAGTAGCATCAATTGCAACAGCATTTGGTGGCTCAGTTGTGGATTCATTTGATGCACCAGTTGCACCAATGATGGGTGCAGGTTCACGTGCTTGCCCTCACGGTACAATGACACGCATCCATGGACTAACAGGTAAGTTTGGTCCATACAAGGGTTACTTCTGCCCTGCTAAGCAAGGCGACCCAACTAAGTGTACAACTCAGTACATCAAGCAAAACCAAGCAGAGTGGAACTCATTCGTACCTGACCAAACTAAGGCATAATGAAAACATTACGCCGTAGTATTGGTAAGCCAGAGGTAGGAGGAGAACCATTACCTGCTCCCTTTCAGGCGTTCCAACGGGAAGGCATTATCCTACGCCGTGCAGAAGTATCAGTAATTGCTGGTACTCCTGGCGCAGGTAAGTCATCTATTGCATTACATATCGCAGCAAGACTAAAACAACCAACCTTATACTTCTCTGCTGATACTAATGCACACACTATGGCTATGCGTTTACTTGCTATGAAAGCAAAGATAAGTCAAGCGCATGCAGAACATATGCTTAAGACAGAGCCAGCCAAAGCAGAAGAACTCTTACGAGAGTTTTCTAATTTGTACTGGTCGTTTGAACCCAGCCCAACCCTTAACGATTTAGATGCAGAAGTATCTGCATTTGAAACTATGTGGGGTAGAAGTCCTACGCTTATCGTAGTAGATAACCTTATGGACATTGCTGTTGATGGTGGCGAAGAGTTTGCTGCCATGCGACAAGTCATGAAGGAACTTAAGTATCTTGCAAGAGATACCAATGCATGTGTATTAGTGTTACACCATACTAAAGAAGGTGCTCAAGGTTTTCCATGTCAGCCACGCTCAGCGTTGCAAGGTATGGTCAGCCAAGTACCTGCTATGGTGTTGACAGTAGGACAGATGATGCAGGGACCAGATGCATACCTATGCGTAGCCCCTGTTAAGAATCGTTATGGTAAAGCAGACTTTACTGGTAACACATATGTATCACTATCATTTGACCCAGCATCTATGTATCTTGAAGATGTAGTCAGAGACTACAGACAGGTGGAGATGACGGTATGAGTAGCGCAGCCAAAGCGAAAGGCTCAGGAGCAGAGCGAGATGTAGTTAAATACCTCAAGCAATGGTTCCCTTATGTAGACAGACGCTTGGCTGGTGCAACCTTAGACAAAGGTGACATCTCAGGTATACCTGGAGTTACTATAGAAATAAAGAACCACGCCAAGATGGACTTGGCAGGGTGGACAGAAGAGTTGATAGTCGAGATGGCTAACGACAACGCATGGACAGGCGTGGTGTGGCACAAACGTAAGGGTAGGGGAAGCCCCGAAGATTGGTACTGCACCATGCCTGGCTATGTATATGTAGATTTATTAAGGAGAGCAATTGGAAAGGGACAAGCCTGATATTGGTGAGTACCTCCACTACATAGGCGCCACCGTGCCTGCAACGGGCAGCGGTTGGCGCAAAATGAAGTGTCCGTTTCATATAGATTCACATGCATCAGCAGCAGTAAACTTTGATAAGAACGCCTTTATCTGCCACGGCTGTGGCGTTAAGGGCGATACTTATTCCCTAATTATGTACAAAGAAGGTGGTGATTATCGTGAGGCTCTCAAGTTCGCAGCGTCAGTTCTTACTTCAGGCAACACAGAGATACGCAGCCAAGATAAATCTCGCAGAGGAATATCTGGCAAGCCGTCAACTCTCGGTAGAAGAGGCAAACATCTTTCATCTGGGGGTGGTAGACGAACCGCTTCCAGGACATGAGCCATACAGAGGTAGACTTGCTATCCCATACATTACACCGTCAGGTGTAGTTGATATTAGATTCCGTGGTATGCATAGTGAAGACCCCAAGTACATGGGTTTGGTTGGTGCTAAGACAACCATGTTTAATACGCAAGCATGCTTTGTTGCAGACAAATACATTTGTGTCACCGAAGGTGAGTTTGATTGCATTATGATGAGTGTTAAAACAACTCATCCCACTATTGGTATACCTGGGGCTAACAACTGGAAGCCACACTATGCCAAGATACTTGACGACTTTGATGTAGTGATTGTGCTAGCAGATGGTGACTCAGCAGGGCTAGAGTTTGGTAAGAAAATCAGCAGGGAGTTAGGTAATGTTAATATCATCAGCATGCCTGACGGCGAAGACGTCAACAGTATGATGATTAAACAAGGAAGTGAGTGGCTAGATGAACGAATCAGAGAATGCATTACCCCCGCTTGACCATACATTTTGGGAACACGTTGAACATTTAGATTTTGCTATTGGTATTCCAGTATCAGAAGATAGATTGCTTGATGTAGTAGGAGCGTTGCACGATATTTATGACACCCTTGTAAAAGGTGATTTAGAAGATGCCAAGATGTGTACTACAGCATTGGCTGCTATCCTAGTAGCCAGTAAGTTTGGCAAGGCAAATGAAGTATGGGAAGAGTTCTCAGTCAAAGAAGCCATGGTTAACTTTGATGACCACATGAAGGAGATATTAGATGAAGAATCCTGATGACCTGCAAGCAATCTTTTTACATTTGCACACCATCATGCTTAAAAAGCATGCTGACTATGGTCCTATGAATATATCGGGAGCACCAGGCGGACCAATGAACGGACTTCGTGTGCGCATGTATGACAAACTTGCACGCCTTAACAACCTAGTAGATACAGGCGACACGCCGAACTACGAAAGTATTGAAGATACACTGATTGACCTTGCAAACTATGCCATAATCGGGTTGCTAGTCCAGCGTGGACAGTGGGAAGGTATCCCGAATGGAGAATAGATGTGAAAAAAGTAGTCGTATTAAGCGATTTACAGATACCATATCAAAATAATAAAGCGGTAGATGCAACCATAGAGTTCATTGCTGATTACAAACCAGACGAACTGTGGTGTGTAGGTGATGAACTAGACGCACCAGAACCTAGCCGTTGGAACAAGGGTATGGCGGGAGAATATGCTGAGACCCTACAAGATAGTATTGATTTAACGCACGACATCATGGCTCGTTACCGCAAGGCTCTGGGTAACAAGCCATTTTACATTCAACGCAGTAACCATACTGACCGCATAGATACATACATGCGCAAGTATGCGCCAGCCTTTATGTCACTCAAGTCATTAGAGATTGAAGAACTATTAGGCTATGGCAAGTTAAAAATTAATTACTTACATAAGATGGACGAGTTGTTACC